GTGCTCCACTAGTTTCGCCAAGAAGAACCATATCTTTTACGATACGTCCATTGAACTTGCCGAGTACATCCTCCATTAAGGAATTGATATCAATGTTTAATACTGTTGAGGATGCAGAATATACTGATGGAAGAGTGACACTTCTATTGTATGGATTAAGACTAAAAGTATCAGTTGGATTGGTAATAGGACCTCTCTTATGATTTGGTTGACAAATTCTTACAGAGAAGAGTTGTCTAGATCCAACAAATCCTTTAACTGTTTCTCCATTACTAAACACACCAGAAGTCATTGATACTTCAATTAGTTTTGGAATTATATCCAAATCACTACTACTATCAAAGAAGTGATAGTGTCTAGCAAGTGGTCTCAAACCATTACCAACAAATGCCACATTTCTAGATCTAATATGCGTATCTGCTTCTGAAGATGTCTGAGTGATAGATTCATTTATTCGAACTTGGCCGCGGCGACGAGCACTAGCAACTCTTCTTCTAGTTGTTCCACCTTCAATAACAATCGTTCTAGTCCAACTATCTTGGGAAGGAGAGATTACAACTCTACCTCTAAATTCGACCATATTGAATGGGTTTACATTCTCAACTCTAGAAGCTAGAGGTTGTCTAATCCAAGATTTGTCGCTATATTTAAGTGTGATGAGATCGCCTGTTTTTTGAACATTTGGATCAAGGAGATCAAAATCCAAGTCGAACTGATCATCAACAGTATTTGCTGCTGCAACCTCTGGTTTTAAGGAGAAGTAATCAACAGGAGTTTTCAATTCGTTATCTTCAATGCCTGCTTCAGAATCAGACCCCATTCTTTGATTATCTGCAAAATCATCCACAAAGAAACCTGACTTAAATCTATCAAGTCCATCAGCATCTCTAACCTGCAGAGTTCTAGTATCAAGTTCAAGAAGAGAGAGTGAGGTAAGTGTTTCTAAATTTTCAACTCTATCTTCAATCTTTCCAATATCCCTCATCGTATATCTTCTGTTGTCAACTAATGTCAACACTGCATCAGAAGGATTGTAAAGATATGCTGGTAGTTCAATAGTACCAATTTCCATCATGTCTGAGGAAATTTGTGGTTCTTTAGGATCTTCAGCACTAGTTCCTTTGATTACTGAGATATCACCTTGTGCACTGAAAACAACTTTATCAATTCTTGGAAGATAATAACTATATCCAACTAAAGAACTTTCATCTGGTGCAACCAATAAAGTAGGATTAGTCCCTGTTGTAGCAAAAGTTCTTGCTGTATAGTCAAAAGGTGAAAGTGATGTAGAGGTAAAATCGGATACTCTAGGTCTAAAATCCAAAGTATCAGAAGATCTCAACAAATCTGCAGGTGGAATATCATCTTTGAATCTTGCCGCCTCATAAGAATTGACAGTATAAACATCACCAGTATCATTAGATGGCACTGTATAATGATTGTAGATAATCAGAAGTTTTCTTGAAGGAACGTAATTACTCTTTTCCTTGCGAACAATTCTAGAGTAATCATAGAACTGTGGTTTTACTCCTTTGTCAAGAGTATAATTATTAGTTACATCAGAGTAATTTCCAAGACCAATAACTTGTAATGGTGCAATTATTCCAGATTCTTCAAAAGTAACGTTTTCCCCAACTGTGAACTTATTGTCAGTCAAATATACAATTTCAACTTTAGTTGCTGAAGATCGCGTAACAACCTGTGCAATTGCTTTACTTGTTCCACCAACAACTCTCTCACCAAGAATGGAAGACGTGTTTAGAGCAAGACCTGAGGGGAACTCAAGAGAATCCAGAGTTGGAATTGATGTTCCTAATGATTCATATACGGCAACAACTTCAACGACATCTGGAACATTAAGAGAAATTTCTTTGTCCTGGATTCTAGTCCCGTAAAAATCACTTTGTGTTGTTGCTGATATAGAAGTAGATACACCTGCTACAGACTTATCGACTTCAACTTTAGTGCTTCTTGTAAATACTTTATCCTTATTAGTAATACCAATTTTCTTAACGGTGGTGTTTACCGTTACGTTACTGGATTGAGATGCAGTAAGTCCTGTAAAGGTAATAACTTGACCTGCAGAACTGAGAGTTACTTGATCGCCAGTCAAAGTTTCAATTGTACCATCATTATAGTGAATACTATATCTCTCCTGATCAAAAGATTCAAAGAGACAACTGCTAATACCAGTTGCAGTTACATTAATAGCTAGAGTTCCAGCAACACTTGTAGATTGCTCTCTTATCTGACTAGAAACTAAAAGGTTGGAAGATCCTAAATCAACGGAAGAAATATTTTGCTCTTCAAGAGGTGCGAACAAACCGCCACGCTCTCTAACAACAGGTACACCTAATGTAAATGTTCCTGTGAAAGTAGAACCTGGGAGACTACCATCACAAACATTAGTTCTATCCTGCTCAGCAACCAAGGTAACTTGTGTTTTGGCAGCATTGATTGCAGAAACTCTGTTGAAAGTTTCATCACTAGTTCCAGCGATTTGATATCTAACAATATCTCCAACTTTGATGTTATTGAAGAACTTGCCTGGGCAGGTCATAGCACCAGCAGTGCTAATTCGAACAGTGTCTGCTATACCAAATCCAGTGGGAAGTTTTCTTTCAAGAATAGTATCAGCAATAAAATCTCTCTTGAGTTCAGAATTCAGTGCTGTAGAATCTTGATAAATTGACTTGACATCTTCAATAGTATGAGTTGTAAGACTCGTAATTGAACGAGAAATTTCTTTACTCTCATTAATCAAAAGTTGCTCACCAACCATAAAAGTTCCTGATGTCTGCATCAGGGTAATACTAGTTGTTCCACCAGGAGCACTCTGAATATATCCAGAAGCACCACTACTAACACCTCTAATATAAGAACTGACAGGCATGTCAGCAGTCAGAGTGTTTTCGTTCAAACTGATAGTGGTGTATGTCTGAACATCAAAAAGATATAAATCCCAGGAAGTAGAAAGATCTACTTGAGCAGAATCTGTAAGACTAAAGTTATATACTCTTGCCTGACCAATTTCAGTTCCAGTGGCAGCAGTTGTAGAAGTTCCTCTTCTTTGACCCTGAAGTCTTACAATATTACTATTGTTATTGACGCCAAACAGTGGGGTTCCCTGAACATTATTAACACGAATTAATGTTCCCATTTCAAATGGAACTAATGCATCCGTTACCGTTTTAGTTTCTCTAGGTTTTTCAACGTCAATAATTTTAGTAGCAGTATTTTCAACATCATAACCTTTTACATATGCCTTACCTGCGGAAACAGATACTGCCATAAGGTCTTCAGAAGGAGTATTTCCTTCATCAGTAGATTGTCCAGAAAAATATACACCTTCAGTTCCAAGTCTGTCGTTCAGACTGTCTTTTACTTCAACATCAAAACTATCAATGGCATAATTACCAGATTCTTCGTAAGTTCTCTCTGCAAAGTAATCTCTAATGAGATTGTAATTAGACTTATTCTGAAGTTTCTTTACTTCTCCATTATCTACTCTGAGAAGTTCCACAAAAGTTTTATCATCATTATCAGTTAAAAGTTTCTTAGATAACGTAAGTTTAATTCTTAATCTATCTGCACCAGGAGCAGCAAAGTTAGAAAATCCTTTTGCATTATCATATAAAGATTTATCATCTTTTGCTGTGATGATTTCTTCAGTTATGGTTAGACCAACTCTATAAGATGGTGTATTAGAGTATGGATCTAAAAATATCTTATCAGAAGAAACATCTACAAATGTTCCTCGGATGAAATACACACCAGGAGCAATAGATACAGCACTTCCAACTCCAGTCGCATCCTCAGATATCAAAGAAGCAATAGTCTCACCAGCGTTTATAGCAGTGTTTCCATAAGTGAAGGAGTCTTCGGTGATTAAAACTTCCCCATCTTGGAAAGGTTCAATTTCGTTATTATCACCTGATTGAGTATATTTTACAAAAATAGTTGGGTTTGTGATACCATTCAAATCAGATACATTTTCATATCTGTCAACTTTAGCAACTATACCTGATGTCTGTCCTCTTAATCTCTTCCCTACAAGATTTTTACCATATACAGAAATATCAATCCCCAAGTGATCTGCGTTTAACTTAACTGCAGGGTACTCGGGGTCAAAGGCGATATTTCCAGGGATCACCATTGATCCCTCTTTAAACATATGACTTCCAAACGATTCTATTTGATTCTGCAGAATTGTCTGCAGAGTCGTCAGTTCTCTAGCCTGAACTGGAAATCCTGGTTTGAATAAAACCTTGTAAAAATTATCATCCTTACTGAAATCATCAAAATAAGGATTGATATTGAGATTAGTTTTCTGTGGCATCGTTTAGAATTCCAGGATGATTTTAACGTCTTCTTTTTGTCTTGAGTTTCTGGAGATTGCTGGACGATTGTCAATATAGACAATATCTCCCGACCCTTTATTTATCTCAGGATTGGCAATCCCGTTTGTAATTTGGGTGCCAATTGAAATAAGTTTTGTTCCTGTTGGGTTTGTAGTAATACCAGTAAATCCAGTATCAATAGAACCCGAGAAACCTCCAGTGGTGGTGACTGCGTTTGAATTTGAAGCAAACTCATACAGTTTACCGTTAGTAGAAACACCAACATAATCTGTCTGATCAAATGTAGTTTGATTCAAGAAAGCATTCCTATCTTGGAAATACTTCAATACTTTAGTTTCATTATCAAATGAAGCAACAAAACCAACTGCTGTTCCGCCCGTAACACTTTGACTAATTTTATCACCAACAGATACTGTTCCAGTAACTGAGGTAAATTTCAATGCTCCTAATGAAGAGAATTGATTTTCATCAAATACTGTTGTAGATCCAATAGAAGTTGGATTTTTAACAATACCGATTTGTGCGAAAGTTACATCAGTTGGAAAATCTCTTGTAGAATCATCAAATCTTGCATAAACAAGAACCTTATCCGCACCAAGTTCCTTATAAAGATCATGACCATGACCTTTTGATGGTGGAATAATTGGAATCAGTTTTGCTTTAGTACTGGAGTTAGAATTAATTGATCCAAGATCAACAATTCCATAACTATAATTTTTTCCACCAGAGGAAACTACAGTATTTGTAATTTTACCGTTGACATCTACATCAACGATAACTTTACCACCAGTGCCATCACCTAAAATATTAACTTCATGAGAACCTTGAGAATATCCTAATCCCTGTTGGTCAATATATACTTTCTTAATCTGATTCTCATTAGTATCAGAATCACCATTATTTCTAACAGCAACTATCTGAGCATCTGTTGATGTAGACCAATTGTTAGGAAGTGAAATATATTCAGTAGAATCAAACTTGATAATATCACTTGGAGATACTGTGAAAAGATATTTCCAGACATATCCATCACCACTTACACCTGCTTTTGATGGTTCAAGGTCAGTAAAAGTTGGTTCATCAAGAGAAGCATTTCCTGTTGTACTAATTCCAGAAGAACCATTATCAATAACAGTATACACTTTGAACTCACTATTCATTACATAGTAGTTCGCATCATAAAGTCTTGCAGACTTTGTGGTGGGTGAGAGATTCTTGAGACTGTAATCGTGACGATACATCTCATACTTTGTCCCTCTAGTCCAATCAACTCTCCTTATCAGTCTTCTGACATTAGCAGAGGAGACTTTTTTACCAAAGGACATATTGTCGCCAATAAAATTGGCATAATCAATATTGTCAGTGGGACTAGGAGTATTTGTGTCCCAGTCTGTAGTTCTTCCAAATCCAACTATGGAAGGATTGGATAGACCAACAAAAACATAGTAAGAGTTTGCAGAACTAGTGACGGAATCTACAAAGTTTCCCGCATTTAATATTCTAAACTGATCGGTTACAATTGCCGCCATTGTTGCTAGCTTTTTTCTATATTTATAACTATCCCAGGTCCTTTCTGAGAGATCCATTGTCTCTCAAACCGAATCCCCGTCTTTGGATAGTGGGGAATGTTGACAATCCAGCATCAACTCTCAAACCTGTAACGCCAATAGCGATTGGTGAAGATGCTCTGGTAAATCCAGAAAGTCTACCCCAAGAAAGTGTTCCTTGTGGAACGGTCAGACTACCTGTTGTGGTAAGACCCGCGTGCGTGGTAGTAGAAAGAATATTGCAAGTGGCAACTCCAGTTGTTGCAGTTAAGTGGAGATCATTGATAATGTAAACATTATCCAGGAATGTTGTTCCGATAGCAACGATTGAATTATCAGAACCATTGATGGATCTTACACCATTACCAACACTGGTGTTCTTAACAAAGATTGGATAACCTTCCTGAAGTCCTGTAGTGCTAGATGCTGTGAAACTAAACGCAAGTGCAAGAGCGTTTCCACCAGTTCCAACTGCTGTAGAAATACCGGTGATTGTTGCGGCAAAACCAGCGACAGCGGTAATTCCAGTCAAAGTTTCAACAGAAAGTGCTGGAGCAGAAACCAGAACCTGTGGAGGTGCTGTGCGCGTGTATCCAAAACCGGCATTTGTTACGGATGCAGAATTGATAAAGTCATTGACAATAGCGACTGTGCCAGTGGCAGTTGTGCCAACACCAACACCCACTGCCTTCGGTGCAGCAATCTTAAGTGTTGCTGAACCAGAATAACCAGCACCTTCCTCAGTGACATCCAAGGAACTAATGGTTCCTGTGGCAGAAACTACAGCAGTAACAGCAGCAGATACATGTTCTGTTGATGTATTTACGAGTAATCCATTAACACTGGTAATATTAATAGAAGATTCATTTTCTTCGTAATTAAAGAATTGTGCGTCGTCAACAAATATTTCAGTTGCAGATGCAGAAATGTCTCCAATAACTCTTGCGGTAGGATAAACTTGACCTTCAATAGAATCTCTAGACTTATCAACAAGTTCTCCACCAAGTCTTTGATCTACTTTCTTCTTAATCCAACTAAGTGGTTTGAAGTTAGTATCATCAATACCAAGACCCGCATAGATGTTTGTTTCTACTTTATCAGAATTATTAATGTTGTAAATTGTTCTAGGATCTTGTGCCAGACTATTATCTGTCTTCTGCATCTGCAGAATATCTCCACTTTCAACTGAGGTGTTAACGTTAACGCTTACACTATCAGTTCCTCTTGTTCCTCTATAGAAGAAGATATCAATATTATCGTTAGCAGTTGGTGCAGTTGTAAAGACAATTGATGTACCACCAACAAATTGATAGTGAACATTAGGTTGTTGAATTACACCATTTACATAGATTAGAAGAACTGCCTCAAGATCAATCACCGAAGAATCTGGATTATTCTTGTCAACTTCAAAACTAAGTAGTTCGCCCTTATAATTCAGTGGGAATCTGACACGAGAACCATCGATAAGATCGGAAATGGAGTCAATATAATCAAGTTCGCCAAATTGCCAAGCAGCAAATTTATCATTAAAGATATCCAGAACTTCAAATTCTGGTTCATTTACCATGGCAGGAAGACCTTTGGCAGTTACAAGACCAACTGCTTTGAACTTATCACCAATTCTAAATCCATATCCATTTCTTGCAATCTTGAAGTTCTTAACCTCAAAGAGGGTGGATCCAATTCCAACTGCAGTGATTGCAGCTCCAACTTCAACATTAAGAAGTAGACCACTTCCAGTATCAGTTGTTGCACCCTGACCAAGACGAGAAACTCCAGTGATTTCAAGATTTTCGTAAGAAGGTGAAGGAATATTGATAGTTGGATTAAAACTATATCCAGTGCCTCCGTTTGTGACATTGAATGCAAGAGATCCACCAGCGCCAACTGTAACTGTGACAGCAGCAGCGTTACCAGTGTGATTTGGATCAGTGATACCGATGGCAACAGATCCACGGTATCCAGAACCAAGAATGTCAGTAGCACCAGCTCCAATAGACTGAATTACACCACCAGAAACAAATGCTGTTACAGAAGCACCAACAAGAGGAGCAATTCCAAGACCCTGAGTGGATCCAAGGGAAACAATCATTCCACCTCTTGGAAGTTGATTTTTATTTACATCAGTTTCAGAAATTACAAGGTCATCATTAGAATCCTTTACCCCAGTGAAGACTATATTAGAAACACCACCACTTTCAGTGAAACTATAGTTTCCTCCGGTGTTGTTGTCAGTGGTTGGAGTTTGGAACATATTGTTGATGAATACCAAACCGCTACCAGTTTCAATACCCGTTGTATTAGCACCACCAACAGTCAGACGATAAGTCGCACCAATGCCGGTGAACTGTCTAGTAATATCATCATAAACCTGGTTAGTTGCATAATCATTTCTCAGGTATACTCTACCATTGAAAGTAGACTTATGAAATGGAATATTGCTATTGTCAACTAATTCCTGAGTATTGCCTCTAGGCGCTTCAGTAAAGTGGATCTTACTTCTAGTCATGTTGTAAGAACCACGGAACAATCTAACGACAGATCCGTCAGTATGTGTGGTTGCTAATGTTCCAACATATCCTCTCTCAGTCTTAACAACATTGAAAGAACCTGATCCTGTAATAGGTCCAATGGTTGTAGTTCCAAGACCAACAGCATTAACTTTGACAAACTCATTATCAACCTTCAGAACATCTCCTGGTAAAATAGAAGAAATTCCAGAAATACCAAAGTAGGTTGCACCAATAGCAATAGAACCACCATTGTTGCTGAGAGTGTAATTAATTGGAGTGAATGCCAGAGGAGATCTTGAGACACCATCAATCGTTATCAAAGATTTTTCAAGTTTCTTCTCCATTTCAAGAGTGTGACCATTTCCACTTCCAGCAGAGTTGAATGTAACTGCTGCACCAGTTTTGCTTGTGGCAAGTTTAAATTCATCATTATTAACCTTAATAGCATAAACCGTGGAAGGAAGAACACTTCCATTAGACATGACCATAGAGGTATGAGCACCACCAATGAAAGTAGATCTTGGAGTGTAGGTTAGTTTCTCACGATCACTGAAGAAGTGATCAGAAATTGTGAATACGCCTGTTCCAAGATTGACTACGGTAGAAATACCAGGATTGAATTGCTTTTCAAATACTGGGACACCGTTGTGCCTAACGTCAAAGTCAACCTTATTAGTTCTATCACCATTAATAGAGTCAAACTGAGCAGTTTTTAGTTGTTCGTTTGCAGATCCGTAAGTCAATGTTGCAGGAACATTATTCAAATCTTTCTCAGTTTGAATGATTTCACTATAAATTTGAACGGTAATATCATCACTAATGTTGGAATCTGGATGGAATATCAGAACGAAATTATTGCCGTTGATATCAGCACCAAATGTACCAATACCCATTGTGCTGCCGATAGACAGATGTGGATATTGAACTGTAAAGGCATTTGTGTCATTATGGTTGAATAAGACTTGATGTAATGCAGAGGTGTTGCCGTAAGACACCTTCGCCGTAGATTTAACTGTAGTTACATCTGACTTATCATAAGTCAGTACTGTAGAAATTCCAGTTCCTGAGAATGTGGAGAATTTCGTTTCAAGGCGACCCTCTCTAACAGAACTGTCTGGTTGACCACTTGCTTTGAAGGTATGAGTGCCAATTCCAGCACCAACTGTATTAAATCCAACAATCCTAGAGCGAACAAGAACGTTGTTGGACTCAGTGTTTTCAAAATTCAACTTAAGAACACCAGATGCAATGTTGCTGGTAAAGGTTCCAATAAATTTGGGAGAGTATCCTAAAGTGCTGTTATCAAAGAAGAAGTCTGATCTATAAGTATCAGTTCCATCATGATCAACAAACATATCGACAACCGTCTTGTCTTTAGTAACAGTGTTAACAAGTTCAATATTTGCAAATAAAGATTCAGTTCCACTTGAGGAACCTTCAAAAACTAATCCTGTAGAACCAACACCAACAGAAACATTATTTCCAATCAGATTAACAAATCCGACAGATTGTGTACCAATACCAGCAAGAGTTGTGTTAAAGTTATTCTTTATAAACTTAACATCTAGATCATCATTATAAGGATCATCTGGAGTAAGTCTCAGTGAAACATTGTCAAAAGCATCCTTAAATGCTTCAATATTAGCAAGGTCATTTTTTGTATTATGAATAGATGCTTTCTCAACAGTGATTAAATCATCATCTTTTGTATTAACAACAATCAATTCAGTTGCCTGAAGATCTTTGCTGTTAGGTTTGATCATCTGAACCAAATATCTACTGTACCCATCATTTGAAATAAACTTGTCAATGTCACGATACAGTGTCGTATTAGCATTCTCTTGGTTAGAGAATTGACTATTAAAGTTATCAATAGTTAGAACTCTATTAGTCTTACACTCAATATAATCAGAAAGTCTCTTATTTTGGAATTTGATAAACTTAGACTTATTGTTTGAAGTATCAACATCAATACCAAAATCAAAGAAGTTGACCGCATCAACTCTCATCGTAGATCCGTTAGCACTGAGATTGATAATATCAATCAGAGCAGTGCTAGTTGCGGATGTGCTTGTTGCTGCAGAGACTTTTCCTTCTGATGTAATTCCAGTATCAGCAAAGTTTTTCAATCCAGAGGAATGAAGCATTCTGTTGACAGGGTTTACCCAATTTTCAAATTCTATTGGACTCTTTATACTGTATGAAAGATTCTGATAATAATCATTGTCTGGTACTACTTGGAAATCTTCATTTAATTTACCAGTATCATTTGACCATCCATTATCAGTTTCGAGAGAATAATCAACTTCAAAAATACCTGTGTTTTCATCAATTTTGTTGATAGTCGCTATGGTTCCAGAATTTCTTCCAACAATTACATCATTTTTAGACAGTTCGTAGGTTCCATAAACCTTAATTGCATCATTTAGATTATTGGTAACTACCAGGTCTATTTCAGTATAAGTATTTCCAGACTTGATGAAGAGTGACTCACCAACAATAAACTCTAGAGGAGTTTGTACAACAGTGAAGGTTGGATAGTTGTTCCTATTAACAAGAGTAGCAAAGGTACTTTGTCCATCTGTTTGAGCAACACCAGCATTAGTTGCATAAGGAGAAATATCAAATTCAACTTCTGCAGGATTAGTGTTCCTGTATGCAGTTACTTTGAAGAAATTATAAGAATAGTCTTGAGAATTAAATCCAGTTCCTGTAGTAGATGCTAAAGAAATATTCTCGGCATATACAAAATCATTTACAGCAAATGGAGCTGTTGCAGTTGTAAATCCGAGTGTTGGAGTTGCAAGAACACAAGTTACTACGCCAGCAGGCGAAGAGAAAACACTATTAACACCAACACCATTACTATTATT